TTCTTGTTCCACCTTCTCTTGAATCAAGTAGTGGGTTGCGTACAACAGCACCAGACTTGATAAATGCACTACGCTCTTTAATTGCTTCGGAAACGTATGCAGCAAAGTTATTTCTCTTAACAATGTCCGCTAGTAGGACACCGCCAGAGTAATTCTGAAACGGAGCAGCCATTCAGATTACCTATTTAAGTTTTTTGCGATCCCCTAGTCACAGACAAGGGCATTAGTCTCACGGAAACTAATTACTTTTGAGCCTCTTGCTTGAGCACTGCTGCAAGCTGAGGGTTCTGTTCCGATATTAGCATTTGTTGAGTTATATTGCCCGTTTTCCAAGGATTTACTTGACCTCCAGAAGCATTTGCTACAGGGCTTGGCTTTGCACCCATACCAGCAGCAGAACTTGGTTTAAAATGATGTTCCCAACCACTTCCAGGATTTTTAAGACTTGTTAAATATGTAGTTAAATCTTGCTCAACTCCACCATTTAAAATAACAACTTTACCTTCAGCATTTCTCTTTAGATTGCTTTGTAGTAATGACAAAGTTTGTTCTGCGTTGATAGCACCTAAATTACTAATAGCAGCCAAAGCTGTTTGTTTTGTAGAAGCCATCTCATTAGAAGTTTTCATATCTTCTAAACTTTGCTTCAAGGACATATTCTCTTGTTGCATTTCTTGGTTGGTTTTATTAGCTTCTTCCCAAAGAGTTTTCCATTGACCTTGATCTTCTAATTCCTGTTTGCGTTGCTGATCTTTCTGTTTGTAAACGTCATCAAGTTTTGTTTTGATGCCTTTGAATTTTTCTTGCTCATCTGCAACCTGTTTCTGTAAAGCAGATAGTTTTGCTTCATACTCTGCTTTTACAGAATCAAGATTCGGTGCTTGTGGTTGTGAAGGAGTATCAGTCACAGACTGTTCAGCGTTGGTCACAGACTCAGGCTGAATTACTTTTTCTTCTATTGTCATTGATTACTCAGATAATGCACTTGTGGACTTTTTCTTTGAAGCCTTCTTTTTTGGCTCCTCACTAACTTCAGAAGATTCTGGTTGAAACTCAACCATTTCCCACTTATATGATCCATCAGACTGAAGGACCCTATCTAAAGATTTTGCCATTAGATTTTTATGTACTTATCTACTATTCTAACAGATTATTCGGATTTGACCTCATTAGCTGAAGGTAGTACCTCTCCCTGGACCAAAATATCTCTAAACTCCTCTCTATCAATAACTTGTTGGTCGAATAAAGATGTTAAGGCTGTAATATCTTGCCCAATTAACCTCTCAATATCAAAATCTCTACTAATCTTCACTTCTGGTGGTTCAATTCCTACGTATTGGGCCGAGAAATTAAAGGCTTTTTGAAGTTTTTGCTCTAATTCCATAGATACCATCGCAAGCATAGAATTAGTATCTACACGATCTAGTCTACGGGCATCAGCAGATTCAGCAACAAATTTCTGTTGTGATAATGTACTGATTCCAAGAGTTGCCATTTGCATTTGTAATTCTTTAATCTCAGCAGACTGAGCATCAAAGGCACTACTCGCTGGTTCTACATAATAAACTTTGTTACCAGGCTGTGTAGCCATCGCATAGTTAACAGATATAGCAACATCTTTTGTTTGATCGTCATATCCTTCCATTACAAGCATTGGTTGAGATGCAACGTGCAAACTATGTATTAAATCAGCTTGTCTTTGAAAATGTGCAAGATTTAGATATGCAATATCAAGTAAAGGTGGTTTACTTACTAAATTTTCTGTTTTTCCAGAATAAATAGTAACTAAAGGTATTTCTCCAAGGGAAAACTCGCCAGATTCAACCTCTGTATATTCTTCGCCTGTAGTCTGTGCGTCAAACTCGCCAGCGTAAGAATTATCATTGACATCGTACATCTCATCAATCTGGTCTGTCTTACGAAATACTCTGTAATTTCCAGGCTCTATAACTCTTATCTGTTCAAATACTTTTTCGCCAAAGTCTCCATCAGGTAATACTGCTCTTTCCGCTAATCTTACCTGTATCAAGTTTCCGTAATTAGACTCTCTATCTAATCGCCAGCCGTAAAGATTGTTTGGGTCTACTTCAATCCAATAAGGTCTGCGATTTTGTTGACGTTCTTCTGCAAGGCTTACTGCTCCTGATGGTGCAGGATAATCTACGAGAATATGGCTTTGGCCGTATGTAAGAGAACACATAAGTACTCTTCTCGCGTATTCATCTAAGTCTGATCCGCAACCATCAACATCCATCTTAAACATTTCTGTCCAGTATGGATCGCCTGTAAGTGTTATTGGTTTTCTAAGAACTAAACCTGTAGCTGCTCTTATCAATCTTTGTGTAAAAGGAGAAAATACAGCACGATTAACTCTTGCCATATATGCTGTGTAATCTTCTCTTGGCTCTAATGGTAAAAATGCTTCGCTGTTTTCTCTTAAATATTCTGTTCCTTCAGTAACAGCCTTCATTATTTCCCAACCCTTCATCATATCCAAGACTGCTCTTGTGCGAGTAAAAGGACTGTCCGTGCCACCAAGCGTAGTGGAGGTTATAATCTTTGTTCTAATTTGACCTGGGATTGCGTAAGTCATAAGTTACCACTTGGTTTTGTTGGCCCAAAAAGCTGCTGACATTTTGCCTTTGGCTATATTTTTAGCATGACGGGCTTTAAAAGACCTTCGCCTTGCTTTATCTTTTTCGGTTTGGGGATTTTTCCCCGCACCAGATACACCTTGTTGACCATAGCGTATTAACTTTATTTTATCGCCTTCTTTCGCTAAAACCACATGAGATTTAGTGGGGTGGTTGGGAGTTCTCTTGGGTTTGTTATACCCTGCAAGACCAAATCTTTTTAATCTGGGATCTCTTTCGCTCACTTTCCTACCTTCGCCTGTGCCTTTTTATGGGCTTGAGTAAAAGTATCTCCTGCTCTCATTCGCCTTTTCATAAACTCCATGTGCTTAACACTATGATGCTCAGAGTGCTTTTCAAGGAGATTTTTTTGGCGAGTGGTAAGTTTCACTTCTTTTTTCTCTTTTTAGTTTTAGATCTTAACTTTTTTAAGTCGGCAGCAGTGATCTTATCCCGTGGCGGGGCAACAGCAGCAAGTTTACGCTGTTTACCAGAATAAGATGATTTAGGCATTAGGCAGCGTTGGTTATAGCACCACTGGTTTGGAAACTTACATTTACAGTTTCAAGATCGCCTGTTGAAGCAGTCAATGTTGTACCTGTGACAATTCCAGAAAAACTTACTTTTTTAGCTCCAGTAGTATCTAAAAATAATTCAAACTGTGCATCAGCAGCATCTTCTGTTGTTAAAACATCGGCTAATAAGTTTGCGGTTTCGTTACCACTAGCTGCTGTGTATAAGAAATCTATAGAGCCTGTACCTGAGATGAGTCCACCAACAAAAGCTCTTGATGTTGCTCCATGAGCAGTTACATCTAATGTTTCTTTTGATATATCTAATGACCAAGCCGTAGTTGATACTACTGCTTCAGTTGTTCCAGATCCATTTTTAAATTTTACAGATCCTTCTTCGCCACGAAAAAATGCCATGAGCCTTGAGAAAAAAGAGTATTTATAATTAGTTTAACTTGTTGTTGACTTTTTTACAGTACCTTTAGTGTTATTTAGCATATATTGTTGGCATCTGTTATCCCATAGGGCAGGATTACGCTTGCCTTTAACTGCTTCAATGGCATCCAGCATTTCTTCAGTAATTTCTGTCATTTTTTCTTGGATTTCTTTCTAAGTATATCAGCATCAGCCTTTCTTGCCCCTCCTTTTCCACTAATAAAGCTGTTTACTCTGCCCATAGCCCAGGCAGCCATAGATACATTTCTTGAACCAGATGATAAATACGCTCCCTGACCTCTTCTATAAACCTGAGCAAGTTGACCATAGGTAAATCTTGTTTTCTTGGCCTTTTCTTTAAGATTTTTTTCTACGGCCTGACTTAGAGGTTTTCTTCTTTTTGTCTGTGTCATCTTGTTGAGAACGTAATTTGGAAATGGCTTTTATATCAATATATTGCCCTTTTTTGTACTTTTCGGCTGTTTCTTTTATTTCTTTTGCCTTTGCACTACGATTTCGAGCACCAGTAAGGTATTTACTAGGTACTCCTGTCTTTTTGTCTCGTCTTACTCGTCTAAACTGTCTCACTTCTTCTTGGTTTTTTTCTTTTTCTTCTTCTTTTTCATTCCGTAGTGATAAGGCATGGTAAGAATTAGGTAACTCTTAGTATATTCTAAACGAAGTTTGGCCTAATGTCTCTGGTTTGACAAGGTTAAATTGCTGCAAACAAAGATACCCAAAAGCATCAAACGCATGATCCACTCCTAGATTTTTATTCGGTAGTCCTGTATTTGGAGCATAAGTAAGAGTTCTAAGTGCTTTTATTAATTCTTTACATCGAGGGTGGATAAATGTTCTTCTATCTCCATTTGCATCATACAAAGCTGTATTTACTGATGTAATTTTATCCCTGATCTTCCAAGGGGATTTTGGACTCATAACAGTAAAACCACTTCTCCTCAAAATATTATGGTCAGTAACACCTACTCCACTTGTTTTTCTTGCACTACCAGTAGGGTCTGGACACGCAATAATTCGCCTTTCCACCCCATATCTTCTAATAACTTCCTCCGCAAAATCCCAAGTAGTAGCTCCACCCGTCAACATAATCTCGTCAAATACATAAAGACAGTTGTTATGCTTGACCGCACAGATTCCTGCCATAGGGTCCACGTTAAAATCCAATCCTAAAATTAAAGGCAACATTTGTAGATCCTCCACCTCGCTACTAATATTCTCATCATTGAAACTGACCGCTACCAATCCTGTAAGATTTTCAAAACTTGCCTCAAACTCTTGCTTAAATGTTCTACTATCTAGTTGGGCCTTCGCTGCCTCAACCTCCTCAACTGGAACATTTCCCCCGTCTACTGTAGTAAAACTCCATCTTTTCCAATCTCCACTCATATCTTCTGGAACGTAGCACCATAAGTCGTAAAACCAGCTTGCCGTGCCATCGGGTGTTGATATAAAAAGTGCCCACCCCTGTTTATCTGCCAATGCTGGTCGAATAACCTGGAACCAGACATCAGAATCCATGAAGGCTGCTTCGTCTAATACAACACCAGCTAAACTTCGACCTCTCAATGTAGTTGCGTTTTCTGTTCCCTTTAGTTCAATAAGTGAGCCGTTTATCAATTCAATCTTTAAATCTGTTTCGTTTTTTGATTTTATCCATTCTCTTGGTACGAGTTTTTTTAATTCCTTCCAGGCAATGTCTTTTGCCATACGATATGTGGGGGCACAGTAAAAATATGTCTCGCCTGGTCGTTTGATCGCAGCGTTTACAAGTTCAATACAAGATAAATAAGATTTTCCGAATCTTCTGCCAGCTACTAGCACCCTAAATCTGTTTTTTGCATTGAACACCTCCCCCTGTGCCCAACGCAATGTTAAGTTTTCTCTTGTTTTTACACTCATGTAGTACAAAATAACCCTAATTTTAATTTATTTTGTAGTTTTTA